AGTGAGCGATAAAGGTAGAGTAAGAAACTCTAAGAAGAAGATTTTAAAACAACAACCTGATGGTTACAAATTATCATATTTAAAAGTTTTCCTATACAAGAACGGCTTAATGACAAACAAAAGAGTACATCGTCTGGTAGCTAAAGCACATATCCCAAACCCTGAGAATAAAGCAGAAGTTAATCATGAAGATGTTAATCCTAGAAATAATAAAGTAACTAATCTTACTTGGTGCACCCGACGTGAGAATGAACAACATAAACTATTTATGAGAGGATGTTTTTCCATAGAAAGAGGGATTCCAATGAATACAATAACAATACCAGGATATTAATATGTTAGACAAAAAGACAATATCATTTAGTGTAACATTAAAGGAGTATGAATCTATTAGGCACAATGCCAAATCTAAAGGATCAACTCCATCAACATTCTGCAAGAATGCTATTTTCTCTCATATAAATAAATACCCTGCAAAGGGCTTTTTTGCAGAATTAGACCGTATAGAGCATGAAAGCAAGTTGTAGTATGAAAACACGTGATACCGTGGTAGAGTCGTTTCTATCCCTAGGTTTATAGGCAATCCTCCGAATAATGGCCACTATGTATAAGACAAACAACAAAAAAGCCAGTCCCGTGGAGGATGAGTCCGGGAACTGGCTTACATAGAAAAAATCAACACCTATAATATACTACTTTGTAACCTATCTGGCAACCCCATTTTTGATGTATTCTTTTTTCTCAAGATAGTTTCCTCCAGTAAAGATCCCTGTTGCTGCTGATAATGCTGTGAACCAGCCACCCCAAAGAAGAGGATCAGACCATTCACGAAACCAGAACCCTACTGCTACAATAACCAATATCCAGATTACCATCTGTGTTAGCTTCCATTTCTTATTCTTCATTATTTAAATCCCTGTATTATATTGATAATAATACTAGCAACCAATCCACCAATCAGAATCTTATTCGTCCCCAAGTAAAATTTCAATCGCTTCTGACAAGCGGTCAACTGCAAAGATAGCTCGGTCGATACTATCTCCAGCTTCTCCAGCTTCCCCTTTCGCTCTGCCAAGAATCTCTCTAGCTTTTCTATTTCTTTCTTCCGTTCCAGTGAGAAAGTCTCTGAGCTTTCCTTCTGCTGTTTCAAGGTCTGTTCTAAATTGGATATCTCCAGCCCTAAGTTCTGAATTGATTTTTTCGAGTTCTGTAATTCTAGTTTGATCGTTAATATCTCCGATCTGATTTGATCTCCAATATCCGATGCCATAACCAGTACTGAAAAGAATAATAACAATAACAATGACAATCCAACTTTTTTTCCAACCATCCATACTACCCTCCAGATTTATTCTTTCCTAAACATACTCATGATCGCTGTTGAAACTATGCCTAATAAAATTCCTACAAACATATATATAACATCGGCATTGCCAGCTGGAATTGCTCTAAAGAATAAACCACCCATGGTTCCGGCAAGAAATAAGAGCATAGACATTATTATGGTAAGCTTCATACTGTTTATCTTCATTGAATAAGGTGTCCCCATTTCTTAGCTTCCCCAACAGGCTTCACATGATTGGTAAAATCTTTTTTAGACATCCTGGTTCCATAGCCTGAATGATCTGTATACTCAGAATGGAAATCTCCCCAAGGGTCCGCTAGAACTAAATCATTATGATGTATACCTATTACACAAAATGCATGCCCTGATAATCCTGGGAAAGAACCGGATGTCATTACAACTCTTCCCTGCTCAATTAGTTCAACATAATTCTCAAAAGTAAGATGAGTATTGAAATTGGAAGCACGTTTCCCAGTGACGAAGAAGCTCAAATAACTTCCATACATTCCATGAATTTCCGCAGGCTCTACTCCTTTTGACCATCTGTACTTTTGGAGACAGAATTTCTCAGCATTCTCAGTGCTTAATAGCTTCATGAAATAATCATCATCGGCAAGCCCTGAACTATTACCATACATAATATTATTTCCTCGGAGAAACATGACATAAGATGTAGGCATGCAAGCTGCCATCGGCCTTATAGTATTATTCCTCTGGGTAAAGTAATCGTCTGATGAAAGATTTATTTTCATACCTCGTACCAATCTCCTCCGACAGAACATTTAAGGGCATCTGCATTTGCAGTAATCCTAAGAAGATATACAGTGCCTTGCTTTAAAATGGTGCCCTTCGTGAATTTCATGATGAGCCTGATCTATTGTTACCAAATCATTCGTTGCGTCATCTTGATTAAGATTGTGATGTGATACTAAATAACCCATATTGGCCTCCATTATTATTATCGGTTTAAACTATTTAGATCCTACGATCTATTAGTTTTTGAGATTCTATTTCTTTTTCAAGTTCTTCTATATGGAATTCACTTCCAATATGAATCTGGTAGTTTTCATTTATAACTGGCTTCTCTTCCATATGATCAATAGCTTCCCAAGTACCCTCTGAAATTCCTGTCTGTCTTTGCTTAAATTGAGTTAATGCTTTTTTCTTAATAAACCATTTCCAGTATTCGGGTTCTTCTTCTTGATATTGTTTATTCGTTGGAACCTTATTATCATTTAATTCAATCAATTTTAACCTTAGCTTTTCAAAGTATTCTACCATAGGAATTTTATTAGCTAGAGAAATATCCAGCATGAAAATATTATTTTCTTCACGTTTGATTTCAATATCAATATGTTTTAATTCCTTGCCTTTATCAGTTAGAACAAAAACCCTATCTTCTGTATTATTATTATACTCCAGTATTAATCTTCGCTTCTCTTCCTTATCTAAAAGCATCCTTTTTGTTTCATATAAAGCGAGATGATATTGTCGCATAAGAAAATGGAATTCATGTGCTATAAAATTCCCTTCTTTTTTTACCGTGAATTTTTCCATATCAAACTCAGATTTGAGTTGACCCATTTCCATGAATTGCTGTGCTAACTCAATAACTTTTTCATCTACATTTTCTAAATTCATATTATACTCCTGCTAGAGATTTACGAGCTACTGACAAATTTCCTCTATCTGTTGCATTTCCAGTAGTTAATGTCATATCAATATAATCAATTTGGTTCTTATATGATCCATCTTGGCCACCCCCAAAAAAACCATATACAGACCCTGATACTCCTGCTAAAGTTGTACGAGCTACTGACAAATTTCCTCTATCTGTTGCATTTCCAGTAGTTAATGTCATATCAATATAATCAATTCGGTTCTTATATGATCCATCTTGGCCACCCCCAAAAAAACCATATGTTGGACCCGAAATTCCTGCTAGGCCACCACGAGCTACTGACAAATTTCCTCTATCTGTTGCATTCCCACTAGTTAATGTCATATCAATATAATCAATGACATCAGAATAACCAGTAGTAGGATTATAGCCACCCCCAAAAAAACCATATGTTGGACCCGAAATTCCTGCTAAAACTATACGACCATCTGATAAATCCCCTCGATCTATTGCGTTTGCAATAATAGAAGTTAACGTAATGTAATCAATAATATCAGAATAAGCAGCACCTGCCCTGCCTCCCCCAAAAAATCCATATACTGGTCCTGATACTCCTGCTAACTGGGCACGAACTACTGACAAATCCCCATTATCTATTGCGTTTCCAGTGGTAAGTAATAAATTTATATAATCTAAAACAGTACTAGCAAAAAATCCATATATACGCTCATACGCACCTGCTAGATTACCACGAGCTACTGATAAATCCCCTCTATCTGTTGCATTTCCAGTAGTTAAACCCACGTCAATATAATCAATGACATTTGTTGTTCCACCACCATAAAATCCCCAGACAACATATTTATAAAATAATTCCCATACTCCTGATACTTTAACATGACCATATAGAATTGTTTTCCAGACACCACTAATTTTAACTTGAAGGTCAGGGACTTGTTTCCAAGTTTCTAATACTTTTGTTTTAATACTCATTTATGCCTCTCTTTTAAGCCACATATCACCATCTGATCCACCTGTTGCGGCAGATATTGATATTGTAACAGGTATGTGAATACTTGTTGTGCCACTATGAGTCTCAAAAGTAGATTTATCATATTGTGTATTAGCTAAAAGTCTATCATAATCTGACTTCTTAGTTGGTCTACCTATTGTTACTGTTGCACTTGAAAATGTCATCAAATAACTTCCTTTAAGACTCTATTGTAAACCATACATCACCATCTGATCCACCTGTTGCGGTTGCGGTTGATATAGTAACAGGAGTATGGATATCTGTTAAAGCAGCATGAACAGTAACAGTAGATTTATTATATTGAGCATTATCTAGTAACCTATCATAATCAGCTTTCTTAGTTGAATGGCCTATTGTTACGGTGCTACTTGAAAATGCCATTTTATATTACCCCCATCACTCTACCAATTAAACCAATCCATGTTGCAATCATACCAATATACAAAACTCGTTTGCTCCACTGGATCTCATGCTTTTTACCGCACTCGGCCTTAGTTACCATTGTCGGCAAAAACTCATTTAACTTATTTTCAACATTCTCTAATCGCTGATCGATACAACCGTTTCTACTTCCGTTGCCAAACAATTTATTTGATATCTTATTTACTGCAAGTACTAATTCCTCAAATGCATTCTCTTGTTTCTCAGTCATCACTAACTCCTACCAAAATTTTGAAATTCCTAAACTTTTCGGATCATCGGGGTCTGCAAAACCATCATCGTCAGTCCAATATCCAGCACGCTCTAAAGCATAACTTCTCTGAGCATCACTCCAATCCTTATCCCATATTAGCATAGTTGTGCCTCCAAGATATGATGGAAACAAAGCTACTATATCAGTCCAGAATCCAACATTGCTTCCAACACCTTTCATATCATCTAATTCTATTGTAATCACATTATTGATATAATCTTTATTAATCATATAGATTTCAACAAGGCTTGAATCTACCCATTCAAAATTACTATCACCAGATCGCCTTTTGAATGATATTCTAATTCTATCACCAATATTCTTTGCAGCTAATTGGATCTTAGACTTGAATTTAATTCTTATAGTTTCTGTTTCATAAATCATTCCTAATCTACCTAATAGAATACCCACTCCACCAGACGAGGACAATAAGGTTGGAATAGTTTTTGTCTTAGTAATCCCGTAAACTTCTTCTGTAATAGAAGAAGTTCTTTGGCTATAAGAATATTTATCTTCACCCCAATTTTTACGCCATCCAATTCTGATAATTTTCCTGATATCATCTATCCTAGATAGACTACTAAAAGTACCTGTAATGATATCATTAAAATCCATTGAAGTAAGATCATCTTCAATTGTCGTATCCCATATCTTGATAGAATACTTACCATCATTATCATTGAAGAAATTACCCATACAAGACCTCATTAGATCACTGATAATCTCTAACGAACTGACATATTCAGTTAATGCTATACCGCACGGGAATTGTTCTGCTTCGGTTACTGCTGCTGCTATTGCAGTAGTATTATAATTATCTGAATTGTACGGGACAGAAAGAACATTGCTTGCAATAGATTTGATCTGCTCAATAGGATTATATTCATCAGCAATAATACTGACAGTGACAGAATCCCCAGGAGAATAAGTTGCTGTTGCAAGTTTGAAACTGGCGTTCGATATACTAGCACTGGAATGAGTTACCGCTACATCATTGACATATACCTGAGTTATTGAAGTGACTGAACAAACTGAAGTATCAAGGATTTTGAAACTATGCAAACTGGTTGCAGATCCTAAAGCTAAAGTATTACAAACCAGTGGAACCTTGAATACCGTTCCATAGATTAAGGGAATAGGTTTTCCTGAATCTTCAGAATCAAGGTTTGGATAATCAGTTGTGCTATAACTATTTTTAGGAATGTTATCTTCAAAGTCTGTTTTATTATCTTCGTAATTGATTTTGAATTTTGAAGTAGAGTATGAAACATTGGTTATCTTACCAGCAAATTGTTTTCTGTATTCTGTATAGGGTAGATCTTCACCACCTAAAAGTATTGTTATTTTTTTATTATTCCAGCTATAATTTTTATACCTATTATCAAAGAATCCTGAACCGTTTAGTAATTCAGCAACACCTGACGATATAATTGATACACCCCAAAATATTTCTGATTTCTGTTGTTTGATCACTGGCACATTATCAAGAATCCCTTCATAGAATATATTATTCAATGTCACATTTTTAGTTGCATAATATAATTTATAGTTAGCAACTATGACATTCAAATAAGGTGTTCCTGAAGATGATTGCAAGTAGAGTTTCCCTTTGCCGTGAAACCATTTGCTGGCTTCTACTTCTGCCAGAGTATCAACCTCAGTTAATGTAACCCCATCTTCTTTTACACTGGTAACATCTACAATATCTATTGCGGAATAATATATAGTTCCTGAATACAAAGTCCAATCAGTCAACTGCTCACTAGGTTCTATCTCTGCCAAGAAAGTTTTCTTTGTCCCTGGAGTTGTTATCAGTTTTGCAAAGGTTGTTATGCTCATCCCTCGGTAACCAGGTTATCAATTATAACTGTAGCCTCTTCTCTATAAGTGAGGTTTGTTCCATAGTCAGAATTATAAGTCCCAAATACCTTAACCTTCACTATTTTTCTAACTGTTCCGGTTATAGCTAAATCGTCCCCAGTTAAAACTACAGCAGTCGAACTATTAGCTGTCAAGGAAACAGAAGTTCTATTATTAATTACGGTTCCGCTTTTATCTGTCAGTTTCCATGATATAGTGTTCGGTTTGAAAGAATCTCCATTCTCATCAGTAAAAGCTACTGGAAGAACCTTAGTCCCTCCCTCTCTTGCATGTGTTAATATTGTTACTGGCATGGGTTGTCCTCCGTTATTGCTATCCCTATCTGTTTGCCTGTCATGGCAATTCCAATCTGTTTACTAGTAATTGCTATCCCTATCTGTTTTGCAGTTATTGAAATACAAGCAAGCCCCGTGATGGTGTCACCTATAATAACAGCTACTGTCCAAAGGACTCCAGAATAGCCATGAAGAATATGTTGTAAATCACCTTGATCAAAATCCCCATCAGGAATAGGAACACCTATCTGGAAGATGTCCCCATATGAGATCATTGAATGTAATTTACCAACAGTGTTGATTGCCATTATTCTGGTCCTGACTCCCACGCTCCAATAGTTGCTGTTGAAGATGATCCTGCTGTTGTTCGTTTCATATCAACTACTGTTCCGGCATTATTATATACTGTTGTGACTGTTGCTGTCTGACGTTTTTTGTTTATGGCTAATTTATATATATGCCTGATCATGGACCCGAAAGATGTTGTCGAAGTCGGCAAGCCCTGTCCATGTTCAACATGAGTATCAATAGTCATAACGTCAAGAACTTCTGCATTCACATTAGCAGCTGAAAGATCATTCAATCCATTAACCAATCCTGGTATAGTTGAGCTCGTGTCGATTTGTATTGCTGCAACTGATGTGTTGATTACAGTGACACTACCGCTGAGGGTATCCAATCGACTTGGGATATCATCACCCTGCAACTCGTTTGTGTCGGCTTCAATTACTGCAAGAGTTGAACTAATAGTATTCAATCTAAGATCAACCACTCCGGCTGCATCAGGTATAACCAAACTAACATTATCAGTTCCTCTCATGGGTGTTGTAGGAATAGCGGATATGCTACTGCTCATTGTATTCAATCTTCCCGGAACTACTCCTGCTACATCTGGAATAACCAAGCTGACTCCATCTGTTCCTCTCATTGCAGTTGTCGGAATAGCAAAAACACTGGCTGATAATGTGTCCAATCTTCCCTGAATTGTAGCACTGGTATCTATAATTATTGCAGCAAGCTTTGAACTATTATCATCCATCTCAGTACGAATTTGCTCAACTGTAGGAGAAGAACCTCCTGCACCTGTAAGCCATGCTATATCACCACGAGTCCTGATAGCAGCAAGTGAAGAAGTTGCAGAAGCAAATCCAGTCCCTTGAATATTGGAAATAGCAGTATCAATAACAGTGACAGAGCCGCTTATTGTATTGAGTCTACCTGGGATATCATCTGTTTGGAGTTCCCCTGTATCTGCCAGAATTGTTGTTAAAGTTCCAGACAGGGTATCTATTCTACCTGGAATATCATCAGTTTGTAATTCGTTAGTATCTGCTAAAGTCAGATCAACATTACCATCTATAACGGCAACACTCGCACTCAAAGTATCCAACCTTCCAGGGATATCATCGGTTTGCAACTCTGCTGTATCTGTGAGAATATCATTTATATCTAAAGCAGTTTGGACTGTTCCACCAACCTGAATTGTATTTACGTCAAGAATATCTGAAGAGTATTTGGAAGCCCAATAATTTTTATCCACTACTGAGTAGTCATGCCATACTGCAAGTGAACCTGTTCTATGTACTGCAACTTTCAAGCTTCCTAATGTTCCGGTATCAACTACGCTGACTGTAGAATTATAGAAACCAGCTTCATCATAAACACTAGAAGAGGCATTCCCTTTTTGAGCAAAGTCACCACCGTTTTTAGAAAGCCGGATATCTGCCTGAACAAGAGTAATTCCAGCCTCGACAGTATCACCATCTGTAGAATCAAGGAATGGTCCCAGCTTCAATACTGTCGTAGCACTCTGTTTCAATTCACGCATTGGTTACTCCTTACTATATCTTATCGGTTCTTAATTTCTTAATTGTCTATAATGATGCATCGCTACTGGAATGGATAATCCTCCACCTGCTGCAACATACTCATCAACACCAATACTATAAGCCGCTACATTATAAGCATCTCCCTCAATGTCTGTTGTATACAAACTAGAATCCGGTGCTGTTGATCCACCATGATATAGATTACCTGAGTTTAGTAATGTAAAATCTCCATTAGCTGGATCTACAAATTCATTAGTCCAATCTGACCCTGAAGGAGCTACAGGATTTGTTCCGTCTCCATCATCGGAGGCACAAGCATCGATTGTCATAGTACCGTCAAAATCGTTATTGTTGTTAAATACTGCCGAGTTAGTTATCTCTAAAGATCCATTATCTCTTTCAACTCCATCATTGAAATTATAAACAATACAATTAAATATTTTAAAATCGTTACCGGCTCCAGTATGTGCATAAATACCCTCTGACCCTGCACCCTGAGAACCACCGTTGAAAAATACAGAGTTTATAAATGTTACCTCCGCCCCTGTACCAGATCCGTCTATTCCAGTTGCAGCAGACACACAATTTAAATAACAATTTCTGATAATTATATTTGACACAGAAGAGGCAACAATAATTTGTGTAGTACTTGCGCCAGCTCCTAATTGTAAACCTCTTAATTCTACATTTGATACAGGAATATATAGTCCTGTTGTAGTATTAGTATCTAATCTATATCTGGCTGTATCATATCCCGTCTTGTCTGCCTGATCTCCTTCTGCGGCTTCAATTAAAATGTTAAAAATTGGTGATGTAACCCATCCGTTAATAGCTAAAGATGTCGTATCAGCAGTCCCACTCGACGCCCTGCAATATACATGATGCCAATCACCAGCAGTTACAAGATTAGTTTGCTCGGCATTTTCCCATGCGGATAGTGAGGTATAAGCATTAGTCCAATCAACACCTGTTCCAGAGCCGGAAGCGTCGGTATCTACATAACGGATTACTTCTGCCATTTAGAACTCCGTTCTATTACCTAAATCTGTAACTGCTAAAGAAGCATCGGCAACAAGAGCCAAAAACTCAGTTGTCATTTTGCCGAGTTCAGCTTTGCATAATTCCTCGAATACATCACCACCAACATAGGCATTTACTGTCCCAAGAATATCGGCAAATCTTGTCGGTATTGAATTAAGATTTGTTTCTTGAGTTGTTATCATAGCCTTTGAAGATACTAGCCTCTGTCTACTCGATTTTATCATTGCACTAATTTCATCCAATCCTGCTTTCACTTCGCTTGATGTTGCCATAATTTAACTCCTATCTTATTCCTAAATTTTTAACTTTCATCAAAATAAATGCTTCCTGTTTTGCTTAAAATAATTTTCGTTTTGACCGTCACAATCTTCTCCTTATTTTTGCTCCTGAATTAAAACCTTTGGTATTATTATTGTCGGTGTATTTTTCTGCCTGTTGTAATCTGTATGTCCAACTATGAATCCATAAACCGTATTGCTCAAATTACTATCTAGTATTGTATAGAAACATTCTGAATCACCTACAGTATCCAGAAAGGTTTCCATTCCAGTTTTTGTGGTTGGATTATAATATTCATTCAGAGGATCTGGTATTAATGTATACTGCTCAACCGGATCTTTCTTGTCGAAATAAGTAGCTCCTGATTCTGCCATTGTTCTTTTTGATCTTCTTAATATTTTCTTCTTGAACCAACTGATTTTATTATCCGGATGATTAGCTGGATAGAAACTTTTTCCAATCCATATTCTGCCTACTTCCGAAAATGTCAAGGTTGGATCATACCAATATGCTTGGAACCCTACTCCGGTAAAATTAGATCCTAATGCAATAACAGCTCTGGTTGCAGATAATGTTACTGAAACTGAAGCCGATACTGAACCACCATATAATCCAGAGAAAGTACTAGTTGCATCTGCTAATCTATATGTCAAAACTGTTCCTGAAGCCATATTATATTTATCAAAAATTAAATGTGTAGATGTCCCTGCTTCAATTGTTGCTTGAATCCAATTTTGATTTCCCTTAGATACTGTTCCAGTATATCCTGTTGCTGATGTATAATCTGTATTTCTATCAAACCCAATAATAGTCATTACACTGGAAGTAGCATATGTATTATGTAATGATAATGAAGTTGCTGTTGCTCCAACATCAAACCTGAATTTATCATCTGTATCATTATATTTGCATGTTATACCATAAACTGTTCCACTCTGCATTGCTGTTTGAATTACTCCAGCAAGTGAAGATCCGGCAGCATAAGTCCCTGCTGCCACTGTTGCCAAAGTGACTGAACCCGTTGATGTTGCTTTGAATCCTAATTTATCATTTCTACCTGTGACAATTACATATCCAGTTCCGGTAATCCATTTCTTAGCAAGGATTTCATTTTGGGTATTCTCTGCTGGATTGTTTGTTAATTCAGAACTAGGAGACAGAGTTGCTGCATCGAATAAATTATTATATAAGAATCTCATCTGACTCATGTTAATGCTCCTAATACTTTAGGGTTAATCCTGAACCCACCTCTATCAGATTCCTCTGTCATGAATTCGATAACTGCAGTTCCTACACTACGATCATCCATAATCAATTCTACATGTGCTGGCATAATTGTGATATTCTTACCACCACTACCTCCAGCCCTCATATCTTCTAGCTCATCAAAGTTATCCATCGACTGCTGTGGAGGCATGACATATTCCCTATTCGTCAATGCAACATTATTAGTATCAATCCCAGGATTACCTCGGACGGCTCCACCACTGATCATTTTATCAGTAAGCCCACCACGGATAAACGGTGCTGGAGGAGGTGCTTGGCTTGCGATTAACCCAACCTGTACTGCTCCTAATGCTCCAACTATCCCAGCCATAACGACACCAAGAAAAGGTCCTAATGTTAATGCCTTTGAAATTGCTTCTGCTGTATTCATTAAAGCTTGTGCAATGTTCATAGCTTTGCTTGTATTGAATTGTTTTAATTCCAGATCATATTTTTTCTTTGCTGCCTCTTTATCTATTTCAGCTAATGCGGCTGCAAGTTCATCTTCATCTGTAATAGTATCTGTTGCGTTCTTCTTTTTTGTTGCTGTTTCTGCATCCAACTTAGAGAACATATTTGCAAAATATTGATCAGTTACTCCAGTTAGAGATGAATACATTAATGTGAAAACTTTTTTAACAGCATCTACAGCCTTGGTCCATTTATCTACAAATGTCTCGGTAACTAATGGGAGACTTTCTTCGACATATACTCTAGCATTCTCGTTTACCCATTCCCAAAAATCGGCCTGAGAGGCTCCAGCTTTAGCGGTAGCATTGGGAAATTCTATAGCAAGTATTTTTACTATATCTTCATAGGACCGACCCAGCTTTTCAAGTTCTCCTCTTCGTCTTTCTATCCTGTCAGACTCTGATGCACTGGATTGCCAAAGTAATTCATCCAGTTTAAGATTTTCTGATATCATTGCATCGGCAACACTCTTTGCTAAATCAATTTTATCTTGTGCCACCCTTGCCTCTGTTTCTGCAAGGTCTTCTAATCGCTGTTTTTCTTCTGCTTCATTACGTCTTAGTAATTCTGCTTTTTCTGTTTCAGCTATATTCAATGCTGTGATTCTATTCTGCTCTGCTATGAATTCTGCTCTTGCTTTTTCTGCCTTAGCCTTTTCTTGATCTGCTAATTCCTTATCCAATGCTGCTTGTTTATTTCTATTTGCTACAATTAAATTTATCTTATCTTGTTCATTCCTAGTATTAGCGTCATACGATTTTTGCGAAATATCCATTTGAGCTTTTGTTACCATTCCGCTCCTTTCCATACGTTGTATATTGCCAGCATGAGCATTTTGAATATCATGTAATTTTCCTACCTGGATTTCAAGAGCTTTATCATATTCTTCGGATGTTGAGACTCCACCTTCCATTGCTTCATTTAATAATTGCTGTTCTTCTTTTTCTTCTTTCAATTCTTTTTTTAATTTAAAAAAGCCTGCAATCAATAATGTGACCGAGGCAGCAATCAAAGCCACTGGACCTAATGCTATCGAAGTTGCAATTCCAAATGAAGCCATCAATGCTGTCACTTTGCTTAATACCATGAGTGACATAACTGCAGCTCCAGCTCCCAATAATATTTCTTTTAGACCTATTATTATATTAACTAATTTTCTAATTCCTCCTAATGTTGTTTTGGCAAAATTAGCAAACCCTTCTCTATTATCCTGAAACCAACCAATCATACTTTCAAACATGGTTTTGAAAATAGGTAGCAATTCATTCCCAATAGTAATACTGGTCGCTTTTAGAGTTGCTTTAAATCTATCCCAGGTAGCAGCGAAGGTTGACATATTTTTATCAAAAGCAGCCATCATTGGAGAACCTTCTGCCATCAAAGAAGTTATCTTATCTACTTCATCACCAAGATCTTTTGCAGCGACAACCACACCAGTTAAGGCTCTGACATTCGGAAATAATTCTGCTAGATCTACTGCTGAGAGTGATCCGACTTTATCCATGACAGCACGAAAACCATCGGCCTTGACTGTCATTCCACCAAGTTCTGCTATTAGTGCTGCTGATGGTTTTATCAATGCGTTGACTACACCTCTTAAGCTGGTAACTGCCACTCTAGTCTTAATACCATTACGTGTCATAATAGCGAGCATCCCTGCCATATCTTCAGCCGTTCCACCAGCTACTTGCATTAACTTTGCAACATTACCAATAACAGGAGCAAGCTCCCCAAAAGTAGTTTTACCAAACTTTACAGTAGCAAACATAATATCAGCATAGTAGTTTGCATCCTTGGTTGCGTCTCCAAATGAATTCATTAATGTTGTAATAGCGTCTGCTGCAACTCCGGTATTCGTCAATCCTGCCTTTGCTGCCTTTGCTGATACTTCTAAAACTTTAAGGGCTTGGGAGGCTGGAACACTTGCGGAAAGAATATCGTAAAGTCCCTTGGCAAGTGCATCTGTAGATTCTCCATAAGCTTCACTCATTGCAAGAATACCTTTTTCAAAATCCTTCATGATTGGCATTGTAGTTTTATCAAGCATAGTTGAAACATTAGCTAAAGCTTTTTCAAACTTGGCTGCATCAACCGCACCTTTAATAAAAGCGGCACCAACAGCAAGCATACCTATTTTTGCAGCTTTGGAAATAGCTTTAAAAGTTTTATCGGTAGCTGCTGCGAAGGCTGTGGTTTTTCCGGTTGCACTATTAATTCCAGTAGTAAACCCTTTTGAATCCAGCCCTAATAATACTGTTAATTTTCCAACTATCATGCTGACATCCCTGTCTGACTAATAACATTCATAACTTCTTGATGAGTAGTTTGTAATTCCATTGGTACTGTATTAAATCCGAATTTCATTTCCAGCATTTTTTCAACCCTCGCAATAACTATAGATAGGGGAGGTTCTTCTACCCATTGATCAGTTAATAACCTCACCTGTCTCCATGACAATTCTGTTTCAATGCGTTCAACTGTATATGCTGGATACGCTATAATTAACCTATGATATATTCCAAAGTTTTCATCGTCTAACTCTTCACCACTTGTAGAGCCTTCTTGAAGTTCTCCTGAAAAAAATTAGTAAGCCACTCCAACTGATTCTGTCTGGCAACTTCTTTTGTGATTTCTGTTATTTCTCTGATGGATAAATTATCCTCAAAGAATCTTCTTTCAGTTGGTTTGTAGTCCGGATCTTTATAGGAAAATAACCAATTCAACATTTCAGTTATTCGGTCAAAAGCAAGATCACCATACTTATTCAGGACAGCTTCTATTTCCATTTTAGCAAGTTTCTTTTTATCTTCCTTTTTCTGAAACTCATCTACAATACGAATTGCCTTTACACCGAATTCTCTGGCTCTTCCAATTGACATCTCTCTTAATATAAACTCTTTATTTCCTATTGAAATAAGCGTTTGAGAGTTTGACAATTTCTTCGTCAGTTCTGTATTTCCCTTCGAATCCTTTTCCATTTTTTTCAACCACCTCTTTGATATCTAATTTTGGTAACTCAGTTATTATACCGTCACTGCAATCAAATAATTGCGGACGATCCAGTTTATATACACTCATTAATGCAAGCTTGTATTCGGCTTGCTCTGCTGTTGTAGGAATTCCATTATCACTCATTATAATTTCTCTGCTTACATCAATATCCCCAACAATAGTTCCATCTTCTTCTTCATGTTTAACAATTTTTGTTTCTGCCTTTACCCACTTACCTTTTACTTTACTTACTTTAGGATATCTGTCAATCCAGTCTTTGAATCCAAAATCAAGACCACATAAAAATAGCGGACCATAACCCATAAAATTTGCAACTTCTACTGCATTATTAACAACACATCCAGCATTCAAAATAGAAGCTCCAATCATAGAATATACTGATGGTAAAATATTCTCAAAAAAGTCATGACCAAGAAGTTGATCTTTTATTATCTTTTCCATTTCTGGTAATGGTTTGTCTTTCCATGATTCATGATCAAACAATTTGGCAAAGTGCATCATAAGATAATATATCTTTTCACCCCTCCAGAGTTCAATCACTTTAGGATCTACTGATGGATGAGTAACTAAAGTTGAACCTTTAAAATTATGTCCATGAAAAAACATATCCCATGCCGTCTGGTTCCCATCAAACAAACAAATATATTCAGGCTGATGCCCATAATATTTGAGAGTTGCTGCCATTGATTCTGATGTAAAAATTACACCTTTCCAATCTTTCAAGAGTGGTATTAACTTCTCTAAACTAATTCCAGCACCTACAATTAATGCTGGCTCTCCCTTATGCTTATTCTGATGTTTCAATAAAGAATAATCTTTTTTTTCTTTAACTAATTCTCTTTCTACTTTATCGTAATTAGCATACGAAGCCCATACCCATCTTTCTATCCAAGATTTCAGGACACCAGAATTTCTAGTGTCCTGGGATTGCTCGTATTTTTCATCTTTTTTATACATTGAATTAGGCCTCCACTGTCCATTCAAATAACTGTTTTCCTACTGGTTTACTCAGGTCTGCCAATATATGAAATGTCATTGGTATACCTGCAAAAGCATCAGCCATTGAAAAAGCAATGTCTGAAGCACCAATTTTTTTAGCTCTATGAGCATAGAACTGGATTTGTTTTCCGTTGTCATTAATATGTACGATTCGAAGAGTTGCTTCAAAATCTGCAAGCTGACCACCAACACCAACTCTTGATACTGTTGCTGATTCATTGTACTCAATATGAACTGTATCCAAATCTGTGATTCCACCACCATTTATTCTTGCTACTGTTCCAGCTGCTCCTGTTGATGTAAAATCTGTTCCTTTAGTATAACCGTCAGGAGTATTTGACCAATCAGAACTGAATACCATTATAGTTCCGGTTGCGTATCCTGCCTGATCTAAAGTGATATTTGCAGTACCACTTAATTCATGATCTTCTCTGAATCTCATTACTGTTGATGTTGATTCATCATAAGCAATCGCATTGATTACTGGTGTTGCTGCAAATTCATTTGCTGCATCATATGTAAATCTGTTCTGATGATTTTTAAAATCATCCAGCATTACATCAACTTCCATTGATTCCATTGTCTTGTGAGATCCTACATTCACTCCTGAATCTTCAAGAGAAAACTGGACTGTTTCTTTATTGTACCGAAAGGTAGCTGCTGATTTTGGTGAGCCTAATCTAACGTCTCCCCAATATATTTCACAAGGTCCAATCGGTTTAGTTGCCGCTACTGCTTTACTCATAATAATGCCCTCCTGTAATGCAAATTAAACATTACATTTTTGCCGTAGACATTGAACTCATCGTCAAATAAATCTTCCGGCTCACTAACTAATATAGCCCTGAATCCAGTTGTTGTGGTATCAGGCTTCTGATTTAATAATTGTATGATCCTCTTAATAATGTCTTCATAACTATCATCTTTCGTCCATACATTAATTGATAATACACTATTTGTAATCAAAAAACTAGGATCAGCAGATTGATCACTATTTGTAGATTGTATGTTTAAAACTGTTTCAGGAAAGGTAGGTTTCACTGGAGGCTTGAACCAATAAGTTTGAAAGGGTTCTGATCCTGGTGTTCCCATTAAAGCAATATAAGAATCATCATCTGTGAGTCGTTTTTTTATTGCTAATTTTAAAGTTTTCATTTGATCACCTTTGATACAGCCGCACCCATTAGTGTTACTATTCCAACTGCCTCTTCTTCTAATGCTGGACCAAAGAATGGAAAAGCCCTTCTTCCTGCTCCTCCTACTTCAATCAATGTTGCGTAAGGTTCGCTAGCTGTAACTTCCCCTGTTATTCCATAAGTAAAAACTTTTACTTTTTCAGCTTTAATAGAATTCACAAGCTTGGTTGACCACGTGTAGAATCGTGGATCAGGATGTGTTTTCCTCTCTGCTGATGAAAGCTGGGAGCCTACAACATGCTTACTCTTTGCGTTCGTTGCCACTAAATTCTGTGATTTTTCCATCGCTGTTATCAGGCTTGCGTCCACGAATGTTTTCACTAACTTTAGGTTTCTGTTTAGTTCTGCTAATCCCTGCAACATCGTACAATTCCTTTAATGAATAATTTCTTCTCTTATAAAAGATATAATTATCACCTCTTTCTTCTGCCATCTTCAAATGACTAATTGTTAATTTACCCGGTAATCCTTGACTCATCTATTTTCCACCTTTTGAGTATAAACCTGTTTATGCCCTTCATAATTTTGAACATCCATTACTTCATGGTAATTAGTTTCATTAGGTTCATAAATCCTATGATCTACTGCCACTGAAGAAGTTGAAGGAAAAAATAAAGTATGAGTGCTTTCTACTACTCTACCTTTTATTTCTTTTTTAAATGCTCCACTTTTAGGAAATATCAATACTGTTGATGTCTCAATTGTAGTTGTCGCTGATTCTGGATACACTGAAGTTCCATTATATTCCTGCGTAACATTTTTTACAGTTACGACAGTTCCACTTTGGATTAAAGAATCTGTATCTGAAGACCAACTCATTAGTATGCATCCCCTATATACTCAGATTTATCTTCACCAAACTCATTTATATCAGTAGCAATTTCTCGAATGTCCTCATAAGGTGTACTGTCCTGATCTATCTTTATTAGTTTCGCTCTGGAGTTCATTAGGGTATCAAGGAATTTTCCTTTATCAACACTCTTATCACCAATCTTGTAATCACCGACATTGCTGGTATCATCCAGCAATGCCGAAATTTTAAGATCAATTTTTGCTATAAGCTCGGATGCTGTTGCCATGACTATGATGTCATCTTTACAACATATCTGTTGCTGACCGCACCACAACCACCGAAGTAGCTTACTTTATATCTTGCTACTACATCAGCATTAAAAGCCTGTTCGCTATCTCTTCCCTGCTGGAAAGTTGACAGAGGCCATACTTCAGTATAAACAAACTGTTTCTTGAAGTCTCCATAATACCATGCTGTAGCTGCTACCTGCTGATCAATAAAAGTTGTATCAAGTGCTTCTGTTCCATTGAAAATATTCTTTGTCCCCGATGGAGTTGATGCTAATACTGATTGACCTGAGTAACAAATCTTATTTGCAATACTCATCAAGCTTAATCCAGTAAGTAGAGTCTTTGGTCTAACTCTCATTGGTAAGCCCTGTTCATCTTTGAACTGAGCAAATTTTGTAAGTGCTGCTTGGAGGTCGGTTTCATCTGTAAGTACCTCAGACCCAAGGTTATTCAAAGTATCAGTTGAATAAGGATCTGCTGAAGAAGCACCATATAATGTGGTTGCATTTCCGGCTGGTCTCCATGCTGCCAATAGTCCAGTACTGGTTAATTCAAGAACTGCATTCATGATAGTTTTCTCTCTATCTGATTTAGCAGATTCTCCAATCTGACCGGCTCTCAATAGCATTTGACCTGTCTGGTCAAACCTAACCATCTCTTCTGTTAGAGAAATGATTCTACCCTTTTTGGTATTTTTAATTTTATGATACTTTTCAGTGATCGAACCCTCTTCGTAGTTGATACCTTCGATAACTTCTTTCATCTGATTGTCAGCACCGAATCCAACAATGGTTTCATCTTTTACAGATGATTGAACAACTGTAACCAATTTGTCACCAATACCATATTCCAGATCATAAGCTTCCTGGACTTTTTTATTAATCAATGCTCCGGTAATTTTAGGAAATGCAGATGAAGCCATTGCTTCTGAAAAGTCAGCCTCTCCAACTCTGCGAGTACCCATTAAGTTATCCTGTTTAAGGGATGGTTCACCCATTGCTTGCCAAAGAGCTTTCAAGGAAACTTCATCTGTTTTGATTTTTCCTTCATTAATATTATTAATCATTGCGATGGCGAACCTTTTTTCTCCGCCATTCTCATATAAAGATTTCATGCTATCTCTGTTCATTTTTTATCTCCTAGCTCTCTACTATCTGTTTCTGGAGTGCACCAGGCATAAATTGAACGAGTACACTTGTTCCAGCTGTATCCAAATCTTCAGCACAAACGGCAACACTATTAGTTGCTGAATCAAATCCGCTGGTAGTTGCTAGTTTTAGCAATAACTGTTTTGCACTAATTACATACTGCTGACCGAATATCTGGGTTGCACTTGCCACTGTCATTTCAAAGACAGTTCCGTGTCCAATTTCCAACATTCTTATTGCTGTAGCTGTTGCATCTGTTGCTGGAGATGCGTCCATTGCGATTCCTACTAAGTCATCACAATCGCTTGACAATAATGCAGCTGTAACTCTTCCAGTTCCCCAGATTATTTTTAGCATGTCACCCTGTTCGATTGCCACTGTTCCAGTTTTTTTTACTTTCCTGGAGATTTGTGGTCCCCTTCTATAACGAAATTTATTAGCCATGACTTACCCCCGTTCGTTTGCAGCTTCTATTACTGCTTTATCATAATCTTCATCACTAAGGGTCTCTCCATTAGACTCATCAATATCTTTATGGTCACCCATTCCAGATACACCTTTTTTCTTTTCAGGTTTTGTTAAAGTTTTCCTGTCCTCAATTAGAGCCTTCATAGCTGCTTCATCTTTTGCTTCAGAAAGTGTTTCCCTGAATAGCGGAGTGACAAGAGCCTCTTCTATTTTACTTTCTTTCAAAAGTTCATCAACTGTCTCTTTCTTCTTTGCCGATGCTTTAATAACTTCAAACTCATCAACTTTTAGTTCCAGAGTTTTCTTACCTTCAGTCAATTCAGTAACCTGTTTTTTTAAACTATCAACTTCATCTTTGCTTGATAGATTATCCTGAACTTTCTTCTCAATAGCCTCTATCATATCAGGCCGATTTTCAAGGAGTTCATTTAATGTAAGATCTTTTAAATCCATACTTTCCTCTTCATCATTTAGTTTTCCTGATTCAAACATATTATTGGTTGAACCTGGTTCGGTGACAAGATCCGCACTATGCAGAGTCTTGAGAGAATATGCTTCTGCAATTCCCGTTTCTTTATCATAAATCATCTCACCATTCGCCACGATTGACAAACCTATCTTGTCTGCCATTTCACCGACCAACGATTCTACAATGGGAGCCTGATGTTGTAAATATTTTATATCGGCTCTGGGAACTCCATTTTCCATCCTGCCATTTTCATAAAATCCAAGTATATCTTTCACATCACGTACGCCATGATGCTTACCCATTTCTTCCATGCTTGCATGGTTCATATAGACTTTCTTACCATCAATATTTTCAGCAACGGAACGTAAAAATGCTTCTGAAAACTTTGTTCCTTTACTTCCAGGAAAATATCTATTCTCAGATGTAGAATTTAAAATAATAACACCTGAAATAGTTCGATTTTCTTTATCGAATTTCCCTTCTTTGAATTGCCCTGATATTGTAGATTCTGAAATTTGCATAGCTTTCATTTCTGTATCCTTTCTGCTTTCGCTATATTTCCCGATGCTGAATTCTTTCAACAGCTTAATGATCTTGCTTTTAATTTCTTTAGGAATTATAGAGGGCATCCGTGCTTTCGATCCACCCATTGCCTGATCAATAGCTCTAAGTGCATTTAGATTTACTGCTCCGGCTCTTCGATACATCTTAGTAACTGGATCAATTCCTCCAGCTCCTTCACGGTACGGCAAATGCCATTTCCTTCTATCTTCTTTATCTTCAATCCAGAGAAAACTCTGAGGTGGTAACTGTAATTTATTAACTAAAGACCAACTGTTATTACTGGCATTCTGTTCTAAAATATCTTGGACTTCCTCACTAAGTCTTTTTGCATACATAGCATTATTGGTTGCTTTATCCATTCTTACCAGAACTTCTTCAAATGTTTATTCTTCATAACTTCAATCCGATCTCCATAAGCTATAGTTACTCCATTTTCTACTACTGGATTTCCATATGTTCCAATTATATACGCAACTACCTTTTTGTGCCAAACCCCAACAGCTGAATGCCTATTTTTGTTTAATTCTTCAAGCTTATTATTTATATCGGCAATTTTTTTTATCCTCTGCGTTTTGACATCATTTGTATTCCCAGGAATAGAGGTTTCAATATATGCAAGCTTTGATCTTTCAGTATTTATATCATCAAGGAATTTATCAAATCGAATTGATAATGCTCCTGCAATTTCTACTGGGAGAACTCCTGATCCTCTGCTCAACTTCTCTTCAATAATTGTGATCTCTGCTTGTTTCAATCCTGCAACTGATTTTTTTTCTTCTGCCATTTCCTTTCTCCTCTTCTTAATTTATTCCTACTATTTTATATTGTCAACAATCACAAACTCTTCACGAGCTACAATTGTAATATAACACTGGCAATTCGGATGAGATATGGGAACTGCTGAAGGTGGATAAACTCCAGCACCTAATCCATATTCATCATTCGCTTCATAAGCATCACATTCTCCTGTTGCACATTCTCCATATCCTGCTGACCGATGCCATTGTATCCCTTTTACCCAAGATTTCTTGCTGGCATATTCTGCTGTTGCTTCCCTGTATGCTCTGGTAACATCTGTTCTGATTAGCCTATCCATGTTTTTGTATGCGGACTTATATCTACCTCTGCCCGGAGGGAATTCCTTATAAAACTCTTTCCAGTATTTTGTTCGCATATCTGCATCGGGAAGATAAAGGAAACCCCGAATGTTCTTCATTATATCACCAACATATAATCCATCCACATATCCTTTAGTAATCATCCTTCTGATTTCTTTATATGTAATATGATGCAGATCCCAAATCCTATCTGATAAAGTAATTCCATCATATCCTTTAATCAGCTTGCCTAAAGCCCTTCTCCATACTTTATCAAAAACTTCGGCTTTCATTCCTATCTTAGCACCTGATTTTAAAGCACCTTTAAATATAGATATGCTCGCCTTAGTATCAATTAAAGATGCACGAACACTTTTACTCATTAGCGATTGCGCTGATCTGGTCAATTTATTACTTAGTACTACCAATTCTTTTTCTATTGATTTAAATAGTACTCCAAGATTATTAGTTTTGCTTCCATCATAAGTCAATATTATATTTTGAATTCTTCCGGTGGTTCGAGTATAGTCAACACGATATTTCCTTAGCTCTACTGTCAGAGCTGAATTCTTATCTGCCTGACTTTTTATGATTGCTTTATTTATATTATCTATATAACTCATTTAATGGGGTCCTGTCCAATCTGAGTAATCCTCAACTGGATCTGGTATAAACCTTTTTTTATAAATAATCTCATTCTTCTTCCTCATCATCCTTGGCATCTTCATCATCAGCCATTGCTTTTTTTTGTTTCTCAATTTCAAGATCTTCTTCATCTTTTCTGAATTCCTCTTCAGGATCTTCTTCTGCTTCTTTTGCCATGAGATCCCGTTCCTGTTCATGGTCAAGATCCAGTCTCCCTTGAGCAGTAGTCTTTGACATCCACCCTGCATTAGTTTGAAGAACATAAGCTTTGGTTTCTTTCTCAATATCCCTGGTAACAAGATCGGGAAATGTAATACTGCATTCTGTAGATGTTGGCTCTGTTATCTTGATCTCTTTGATTGACTTATCAGGTTGTACTTCTCTTTCAGTATAGGTTTCTTTTTTAGGAATTTTGCCTTTAGCAATACCGTCCGCAATAACACGTTCAAACATCATCTTATAAGCTTCACCAAAAAAGTCCTGCCAGTCCTCAAACTCCATAACGGCCGGACCTTCTGCAGTCACGGTAGATGCATAGTTTGAATTGCTGGCATCACTAGAAATCATGAATTCAGGAAGCCCTGCTCCGGCTGCTATATTCAATAATAATGCTCTTCCATCATGCTGGACATCAGCGGCCTGGAGATTAGGGGATTTTAACTCATAATCTACATTCTTATTTACCGTATAAACAGATACATTTTTAGGAGCCCTCGCTAGAGGATTACCATCAGGACTCATCTTTCTGGACGTTTCATATTTGGTTGCTACATTAGCAGCATTGGTTGGATTGCCGTTTACCTTTTTAATCAATGCAACAGTATTACGAATTTCATTTAATTTCATTCTATCAGTTAGCCACTTTTTATACATCGCTAAGCTTTGCAACATAGGCTCATAATACGATCTACCCCGAAGGACATCACTGTCCACCAGTATCTTAATATGCTGAACTTCTTCTGCTTTTATATAATCATTTTTATAATAGTATCCAAGTACTTCTTCAATATCTTCTGGATTAGTTTCTATACCATCACTAACTTTAGTATCGGTATTATCAAGCCGTTTTTCTGGATCAGTTACTAATGCTGGATTCATAAACCTGACTTTCAACATTGTCTCTTTATTATCACCTTCAAAATATCTAAGGAAGGTTTCTCCATCTCTCATTGATCTTCGTACAATTTCTTTTGCTCTTAATGACATCTTATTTACTTTCCAGAATTCATCCCAATATTCTTTTACTGCTGGAACAGTACTCATTGGATCTATTTTAAAACCATGCCCTGCGACATATTTCTCGAATAGCCTGATGATATTTCTGCCGTGTGAGTCTTTATAGTATGTCTTGATTGCCTGTTCTCTTAATGATTCCTGATCAGTAGAATCAAGACCCTTTTCGCTATTACTACCTAATAATCTCCAGTCAGCTTCATCGGCTTCTGGAGTAACATAGTTATTACTTTCAGTTACCGGCCTAATACTATTAAGATTATCAAGATCGGTCTGTGCTTCCTGAAGTCTAATTTTACCTTCAATTATTCGTGTTTTGGCTCTTTCAAACATATATACCTCTCATTTTATCATTATCGGCTTATCAAATAGTCCAATACTGTCAGGATACCTTATAAATACTAGATCTCCTGAACTATCACTATATATCCTATGTTTGGATACCATAACACTACATTGTGTCTTGTGAGCGTACATTATAGGAATATGTCAGTATCATCATCTGCCTCTCCATAATATTCTTCTTCAAATAGCGGAGGCTCATACAAACAGTATACACAACTATCACCCTGATCCGGAGATCTACCCATCCTTTTTTTAAACTCTTTCTTATCTTCTACTATAATTCTTCCATCACTTTTAATCAAATATTTCATACCGGTTAAATCTTCAATCAATTCAGGATCATTAGGTATGGAAAGAATATTACCTTCTTCGTATTGGCGTTCAAAGATTTCTCTGGAACACCACCACATTTCAGCTTTTAGATTTGCGAATTTCTGATCATCAAATGCCTTGTGAGCAGAATCAAGTCCTATTACTGGCTGACCTAATTCTGCCAATCTATCAAATACTCCTGCTCCTAATCCACAGGCATCTACCTGTATCATTTCATTTGGCTCAATTAGATTACGAACTATACCAACTGTCTGCATGGTATTTTTCTTTCCCCAAATTTCTTGTGGTAGTAATTCTTTTCTTTCTTTAGTAGTTAATACGGTTTTATCAGTTCCCATTCTAGCTATATCCAAACCATGCCTTTTACTATAAGCATCATCTTCGGTATATTCTATTTTAGCATCAACAGCACTCATGACCCAAGAAAGAGGAAGAAGATTACTTTCTCCAGAAGTAGTAAACTCTCCCAGGATTTTAGTTTCCCATAAATCAGGACGCTTTGTAGTCCACATCATTTTCTTATCTTTAATTGTGGCTTCTTCTACAATCTGTATTTTTTCCTCTAACTTTTTAGGCCATTCCCTACCTGTTTTAGATTTACCGTAATTATACAAATCTTTATTCATATGTAATTTAGATTCTGGGAAATGAGAAGGATTAACGAATGGAGAATCAAAGGCAGATAAGCTTATACAATTCCATGAATTTAATTCTGATTCATGGTGCTGCCTGAATGGACATTGCTGGTCTGCTCCGTCTGTTGTTGATAATTCTAATACCCTAGAATTACCACCAGTAAGAGACCCTTCCACTGCATCATATAACCATCTTTCTAATCCCTTCGCTTCGTCCAAAATCCATAGTATATTTGGAGAGTGGAATCCCTCCATCCTGAAAGGCTTATCAGTAGAGAACCCAATCATATACCAATCAGGCTCTATTCTTACTTGAACCATATCTGCACTTCCAGCTAAGTATCGGTTGTTTCTTGAGTAGATTTCCCCTATCTCTTTCCATAATAAATTTTTAACTTGATTTCCTGTTGGAGCAGTTGTGACTACTACTGAAGGGAAATACAAATTCAAATATGTGACTGCTAATGCAGCAGCCGTTAATGTTTTACTAATTCCATGACATGCTTTTACAGAAGTCCTTTGATTGTTCATAACAGAATCACATATAAGTCTCATACCTGACCACGTTTTTAATCCACAATAATCTTCTATAAACGCAGACCAATCTTGCCTATAATGATCGACAAATTCAACTTCATCAAGGGCTTCGCTACTTCCCATTATTCATCCGTTCTCTGTATTTATCTGCAATACTTTTCATATTAATATCAGCAGTAATATTTGCATTTATTTTCTGTCCATATAATTCTCTATCCTGCATTTCCAAGAACCACTTAGAGGCTTTCCAATCGTCCTTTGCTGCATCTGTAATAATACGTTGATGCTTAATTATAGCTTTGGCCTTGCCTGCATCTATCAGTCCAGCAACGCATAGATATTTTTTATCTGCTTCCTTCAGTTTTCCAAAGGTTTTTTTCTTATTCTGTATATCTTTTTTTAATGCTCTACCCTTTTTTGCCCAAGAATCCCATGTCGTTTTTGGTATACCCATGCTTTGAAATACATATTTCTGGAACTGACCTTCATACAAAAGCACCTTTATTAAAGCTAACATCTCCCAAGTAAGAGAAGTCATTCTACCGGGACCCTCTGCTGTTTCGGATTTCAGAGCTTCTATATAATTTTTAATATCTGACTTCTGCTTCTTAGTCATTATGCCCTCGTGAAAACAGTTTCTTTAGAATACTTCCTTTCGTTAACTATATATTCTAAAAAATCTTCCCGTTCAAATCCTGACAATCTCCAAATTTCTTCTTTCTTCATTCCTAATTGCTCTGCTATTTCATTGATAGGAATTTCCTTTTTTAATAACGATTTAACAATCGTTTCCATAGGTCCTAATAAGTGTGTCCCCCTGGCTCGATTATGAGTGATAGTACCATAGATATCATCTTTTTCTTCTGCATGGCTCACTATAACAATCGGCACTTTACCTCCTGTCTTTGTTTTTAAAGGTTCTTGTCCAGAAATTAGCCACCTATGAAATCCATCTATAATTGTCATATCAGGCCGAACCACTATAGGTTGTGTCCACCCATTATTTATAATCGATTGTTTCAGCAACTCAAGATTACTTTTCAATACCTTATTTGGATTATAATCATTAGCTTTCAATTTATCATGATCGACTAATGTAACATTCATTATTGGTTTTAATATATCATTCATTTCTTAACCCTTTAAAATCTAGTTTCCCTGATTTATTTTTATATCCTTTTGATAAATGAGAATATAATGCTCTTCGTATCCTTCCTTTAGGATCTCCAGCCGTTAACTGATCTCTCATAGTTTCCCAACCCTTCTTGGTCATATCATCACCATATTTAAATAGGAATGATTTGACTTCATGGTAAGTTGAAGATTTAGGATTAATTAACTTGAATTTTGGTAATAGTTTAAATACTTGATCTTTCAATTCAGCAAGAGTTTCTGACTTTCCTTCTTTTTCTTTTCTTGTTGAACTTGATCTTCTAAACATAGCACTATCCCAATACATCATTGCCAGATATGCATTGGGTTCTCTAAGTACAATTTTCTCAAATAAATCAGGATAGAATTCCATCATTCTTACAAGTGATTGAACTGAATCTATAGTAAAGAATTGTGATATTCTTAATCTGTTTATAGGAATATTAAGTTTCCACATATATGTATAAACTATCGGAAATTTTATTTTCCTATCTAGCATGAAAAGCCAGACATCATTTAGCGTCCAGTCAATTATAGGATAATAAAAATTTCTGGAACTTGTATTTAATTTATCTTGCTTCATTTGGCTCATAGCTGTTAACCGTTGAAAACTTTCTCTAGCTCTCAATCCTATTACTTGTGGACCATCATTTATCCTTAACATGAATTCCTGATAGAAATCTCCTGGTTTAAATTTATCATGATTCGTAATTGCAAATTTAGGTATTGGCCTTATCCAAACATCCTTCTTTCTGGGGTCCCAACAAATCATGCTCTCATCATTATATAACATATTAAGACAATTATAATGCCGAATAGGTAAACAGAGCCAATAAAATCTTGCACCTATATTTAAGAATATTTTTCTATACATTCTTACTACTTCTTCTACATCTGGATATATTGCTTCTTCATCAATGAATATTACTCTGCTTTTAGTAACATCAATTTCATTTGATTCGTGTAATTCCAGGATCAAATACACTACTGCTAATGAATCTTTACCACCGGAAAATGATATATATACATATTTATTATTTTTATATAACTTAATCAGTCTTTGTTTGGCTGCATAAACTACATCATGTTTCCCGTAAACCTTAATTAATCTCTGCATATTTATTATTCCTTTTTGAACTTTCCACCACAATAAGGACATTCAATTTCATCATCAAAAAATTCTACATCAACTTTTTCTTTTGTTTCCCCTCCTTCAAAGAAATCCTTTTCTTCAGGGACATAAGCTGTTTCATATATCTTTTCATTCTCTTCAAAAAATTTTTGATCTTCTTTATCATTTAGCATTATTACTTTAAGAAGTTCAGCATCATATCCAGGTATATCATATCCACCTATGGACATAATCAATTCTTTCATAGCATCTTGATCATCATGACCCATGCTTTGTATTTTGTTATCTGCCAGTAATAACTTTTTTTTATCTTTTATAGAAAGCCCTGTATACCTGATAATATCACAAGTTTTTGTTCCTGAATCTTTCAAGGCAAGCCACAAACCGTGGCCTGCCAAAATGACATTATCCTCATCAACTATAATTGGTCGATACTGTTTGAACAATTTTATGCTTCTCCCAATTTCTTTTAATTGTTCTTCACTATGAACTCTTGGATTATTTGGATGAGGTTTTAATGTCGATATAGATGCTTTTGCTTTTTTCGTTTCCATATTAAATCCTATACTTTATTTCTCCTCATACTACTCCATGTATAAGAAATTATTCCAGAAAGTAATACAGTCATTAGATTCCCAAGTAATGCTATTTGCCAATTACCAATCAATTTACCAATAACAAAAACAGGTAATCCAATTACAAGACTAGCTGATATACCCCAAAATACACTTTCTCCATATAGCTTTTTACCGAAGATAGTTATTAATGTTGGTAGTAATGTAGCTGCCCTTAGTGTCCCATAGAATAAGAACAAATGAAGAATTTTTAATCCAGGTATGTTTGCTATCCCTATTCCTAGGATTGCTAATGCTATCATTGCTACTCTTGATACAGTTAGACTTGTTGATAATTTCCCTTTAATTCGTTTTGCAAAATCTACATTCACAAGACTTGCTACTGCACTAAGATTAGAATCCAGTGTTGATGCTAATCCAGAAATTATTAATATAATAACTAATGGAACGATCACTGGAGGCAGATATTTTTGTAAAACCACTATATTGATTAACTGTGGATCTATCCCTGTTATCCCATCTGCAGCACCAATGAAACCCAGAAGTGCAAACAGTAATGGAACTATTCCGAATACCAATCCACCTACTATAAATGCTCTCTTTACTCTATCCTGTTTTATTGAAAAAGTTCTTTGCCAGCATGTTTGATCACCAAATGGTCCTGCTAATAATCCAACAGTATTAATAATTCCAAATGTAAGCATGATTTGGATTCCTTCAGGACTGAAGAATTTGGTAGTTCCATTTAAACCACTAAGCCCCTGGATAACTTTTGGAAATCCTCCGGCATTATGAACTACAAAAGGAACTGCAATTATACCGACCAGTAAAATAAAACCCATCTGTAGAAAATCTGTTACTACTGATGCTTTCATACCTGAAATAAGACTATAAGATAATGCTATTACTGCTAAGATAACAGTCATTAAAAAAAAGTTTGTTCCTGTTAACGATCCTATTATAGCAGCACCAGCAAGTAGTTGAACTGCAAAGCTACATATCTGTAAAACTGTAAACTGTATTAAATAAACAGTATGAGCTTTCTCACCATATTCACTAAACATTACTTCTGGCAATGTGAATCCATTTGGAAATCTGTTTCTAATCTTTACTGATGCAATCCCAAAAAATATAAGGCAAAGAACATTTGGTATAAAGAACCATGCAAATCCGACTAATCCTTGTTGATATGCTTTTTGTGCTGCAACAAATAAAGCCGGAGCCCAAATCCACGTTGCTGCAATCGAAAATGATGCAACCAGTGTTTTAACATTTCGATTTGCTACTATAAATCCCTCAAAGCCTTTACTTCTCTTTCCTAAAAATATAGATATTACTATCATAATAAGACCGTAAATACCTAATAACCCCAATACCGCTCCTGCATTCATAATATTTTCTCCTAAATATAATTTTATCATCCCTCTGAATGATTTATTAATATTCTCATCCTGATACTGCTCCATGTATAAGCTATAATTCCTGAAGCAAGAACAGTAATTATATTTCCTGTAAGTGCCGTTTGCCAATTTCCTGTTAACTTTCCTATTACGAATGTTGGAATACCAATTACCATGCTAACTAAAATTCCCCAAAAAACACTATCACTATAAATATTTTTACCAAATATAGTCATTAGTGTTGGAAGAAGTGTTGCAGCCCGAAGTGTCCCATAAAATAGGAATAAATGTAATATTTTTAATCCAGGTATATTAGCAATGCCAATTCCTAATATTGCTAATAAAATCATTGCTATCCTAGAAACATTAATATTTGTATTTATTTTACCAGTAATCCTTTTAAACAAATCTACATTAACTAAACTTGAAATAGCACATAAATTTGAATCCATCGTTGAAGTTAAACCAGAAATAATTAGAATAACTATTATTGGAGTAATCACTGGAGGAAGATATTTTTGTAATACAATTATGTTAATCAATTCTGGATTTATTCCAGTAATCCCATTTGCAGCACCAATAAATCCTAAAATAGAAAAAGCGATTGGAACTATACTAAATATTAGTCCTGCACTTATACATGCTTTTTTTACTTTATCTTTCTTAATAGCAAATGATCGTTGCCAGAATGTTTGTTCACCTATTGGTCCTGATAATACCCCGATTGTAGTTATTATGCCAAAGGTAAACATAATTTCAATTCCTTCAGGACTGAAAAAATTAAGTCCTCTATTATGCATTCCACCAATGCCATTTATTACTGTAGAAAATCCCCCTGCATTATGTAAAGCGATTGGAACTGCTATTACACTTACTAATACAATAAATGCCATTTTAATAAAATCTGTAATTATTGAAGCTTTTAATCCATATATTAATCCAGCCGTTAATGCCACTGCTGACAGAATAATAGTAATTAAAAAGAAGTTGATTCCAGTTAACCACCCCACTATAAAAGCCCCTGCAAGCAACTGCATAGCAAAAGAACATATCTGAACAATAGTAAATTGTAGTAAATAAATACTATGGGTTTTATTCCCATGCTCTGTAAGCATTAAATCTGGCAACGTAAATCCGTTTGGAAATTTCTTTCTAATTCTTGAAGCTGCTATTCCAAATAGAAATAGTGCAAAAACATTTGGAATAGAAAACCATGCAAATCCAACCCACCCATTTTGGAAAGCCTGTTGTGCTGAAATAAATAATACTGGAGGTAATACCCAAGTAGCAGCTATAGAAACAGAACCACCTAATGTTTTTATTTTTCTATTTGCTACCATGAAACTATTAAATCCCTTATTCTTTCTTCCTAAAAAAACAGATATTATAAGCATTAAAATACAATAAATTCCTAATAGTATTAAAGCTGATCCTACATTCATACAAATTTTCCTTGTTATAATTTTGTCATTCCACCAAATGCTTTATTAAAATCCTCTACTGTTTGAGGATAATAACCTAACCATTTAATTACTTTATTCCAGAATAGCCTTTCCAAATTCCAATCAATACTCAATTTCATTGGTGTAACTTCTGGATCAGTAATGTGGCTGGTATCTATGATTAATGGTTTCAGGAAATCAGGTTTTTCTTTTGCTACAATCCAATACTGTTCGTATGAATATTTATGACCATAAGTATCCATAAGATATTCGTATTTGTCGTAAGCTGATTTTAGGTTTATCCCTGCAACGAATCCTGGCATTGGAGCCAGGTTTCCAAATCCACCAACCGAATCATAATTCTCTGGATGGGCTTCTGCCAGCAACCCATCAATCAATACCTGAACATACTCATTACTTACAAACGGACAATCCCCTGATATAGTCAATACGGCACCAAGATTAAAAGTTTCTATAGCATGCAAATCTCTTACTAATAAATCATGCTCTGGACCACGATTAATTTCTGCTCCGGCTGCATAGGCAATTTTGCATAGTTCATTGTCTGAGGTGTTTGTGGTTGTTGATAAGATTATTTGGTCTAGGTTTTCTAAATATTGAAGCTTCTTAATTATCTGTTCAATTAAGGTTAAGCCACCAAGCATTCCAAGATGCTTTCTAGGATATCTTGATGAAGTACTGCGAGCTGTAATAACGGCCCCTATCCTCATATTATGCCTCCATTGCATATATTATTATTCAATATACATAATATCGGCAGTTTTTACTAGAGTACAGATTTTGATACTTTTGCTTTTATATATTTACTTCCCTTACTTAAATTATCATGAGCCCATAACGGTTGAAGGTTCGTATAATGAAAACACTGTTTCCTCTGATAAAGATCAGTTAAGTCAAAGCTGGCACAGGGTTTTATATGATCAATATGCCATCCATAAAAAGTATGATTATCCCAAGACATCCCATCTATAAACTGATTTTCCAAATATTGTTTAAACTCTCTTATAGTACACCCTAATAATACTAAAGCAGATCCTTTTTTAAAATTACGCTTTAGTGCTATACGCAATCTAGTTCTTAATATATGGGCTAATTTAAAGTTAATATCGGTATTCATTTTATTATTAATGTATTTATTTACTTTTTCTCTATTATTATCTACATATTTTTTATTTCTCTTAATAATTTTATCCCTATTATTTCGATAATATATTTTACTTTTATTTCTTAGTTCTTTTATATTTTTTTGACGATATTGTTCCATTATTAAAAATATTTTCTCTTTATTATTTCTATAATATAATTTATTTTTCACATCTATTTCCTTTTTATTTTTTTCATAATATAATCTACCTATCTCTATTATCTTTTCTTTATTTTTTAAAGAGTATATTTTTTTTTGTTCAAGTATATTCTTTTTATTATTTTGATAATATTTTCTTCTACATTCTTTACAATAGCAATTAAAACCATCGTCCCTATACTTATCTTTGCTAAATTTATTTATATCCTTAATTTCTTTACACTTTATACATATCTTTTCCATATTCTTCTCCAAATAAAAAAGCACCTCTATCAGGGGCTGACGTTGAGTATTGCTACTCCCCCTGATACAAGTGCCTTAATGTTTCCAATATCTTAACGTCAGTAAAGATACCCTATATATAATATACTACATTTGTCTTTTGATGTAAACATAAAAAAAGCCCTCCTGAATAGGAGGGCTGTATGCTTTATTGAAAATTTCTTGCTAGTATTTCACAGTTACCCCGGCCTCCACAATGCCAAGGATATCCGCCTCTACATCTTCAGCGTCAAACCATTCTATATCAAATACTAAAACTGGAGTTGTAGCTGTTATTTTTGCTGACATATCAAGTACTTCATCGGTATCCATGAATACGTCTGCTCCGATTCCCATGAAGCCAGCCTCATAAACTACTCCGGCATCGATAGCATAAATATTCAAATCCGTAACCATATCTCTTTCGACATCCACTCTGGTTTCTCCAGAGACCTCCCCGGCAAAAGAAAGTGTTGCCAGTATACCCAACATTAACATCAAAACAATTAGTCTCTTCATAAGACCCTCCTGAAATATATTATCATAGCACTAAGGCTGTGATTGCAATTTATCCTTTTAATCCTCCAAATAGTCCCTTTACATAGTACTTCTGGAAACAAAGGAATACTATTAATATCGGCAAGAAAGCAAAGGTAGCTGCTGCAAAAGATTCTCCGTAATGTGGTAATGAATCCATCGCTGTTTTATGTACTAAAAACTGAACTGTACCCACTGGAAGAGTATATAATTTTTCTCTGCTAACAATAATAAACTGCCAGAGGAAATTTCCCCACTGACCTACAAATCCAATCAATGCCATTGTCACTATTGCCGGAGCTGCTAATGGTATTATTATATTTGTGAATTTTCGTATTTCTCCACAACCATCTATAGTCGCTATATCTAAATAATCATCCGGTATGGTAGACAGAAATTGCCGGAAGAAGAATAGCATGAAAACAGATATTCCAGACGGAAGCCACATTGCCATCAATGAATTATATAATCCGAAGAATCGTATTAACTGAAACGATGGAATTAACGTAATCTGTCCAGGTATAATCATTGTGAATAAAAATAGATTAAACAGAATCTCCTTTCCCTTAAATCGTTTTTTAGCAAAAGCATATCCAGCCATTACGTTAATCGGGATTGTTAATAACACAGAGCATATTGATACTGTGATACTATTCCGTAACCATAGCCAAGCCGGGTATTTGAATAGCTCCCTGTAATTATTAAAATTCATATCTTTTGAAATCAATGTTGGAGGGATTCTTTGCAGACCAACTGTTTCCTGAAAGCTACCGGATATCATCCATACCAAAGGGATCAGTAGAATTGCTGCAATTAGAATTACTATTGTAAAACCGAAGTATTTCAATTAGTCAGCTCCTTATCACATAACCCGATCATAAAATGGCAAGCGTTTGCAAGGTCGGCACATTCAAGGCGGAGTAGTTTAATATTTACGCCTCTTTTAATCAATTCTTCGTGAACCTCTTCTGATTCTTCATAAATCAAACTTGCCACGGCTTCAAAACTCATACTATCCCAACTATCTTTATGCCCATTCTCGACAAGTTTCTCCCTCTGTGCTTTATTACCAGCCGTAAATAATGCGTCAATATCTCTCATTTTTAAACTCCCTTATTAGTGTGCCCTATATGCCAATAATGACAAAATGGGCAACGGTAAACATCCAGTACACTCTGATCACAATGAGTATGCTTTTTCTCCTGCCAAGCTTTTGATGCGGATATGTGTTTCGTTTTTCCTTCACATGTTCTTTGTTTATCAGGAATTTTTCTGGACATTTATCTCTCCTTAAATAATCTCCTTTGCAGAACACCAATAGTCCCGATTGCTATTGCAAACAGAACCCCAATCGCTGAAGCAAAGCCATACTTGCCGTATCTGAAAGCCTGTAGATAGATCTCCAGTACTGCTGTATTAGTTCCATAGTTAGGACCACCACCAGTCATAATCATAGGATACAGAAAGATCTGTGAAATCCCTATTATCTTAATGAAGAATATGAAACCTACTGTTGGGAGCATCAATGGTATGGTAATATACCAATCTTCTTGCCTCTCATTACATCCATCAATTTTAGCTGCATCGAATAGCTCAGTATCAATAGTTGTCATTGCAGCACTATATATTATTATTGTCATTCCCATATCAACAGATATTACAATCAGGCTAATTGCGAAGAACGCCTCTGGATTAGAACCCAACCAGAATATCTGCTTCCCTAATAATTGATTTATAAGCCCAGTAGGATTTAATAGCCATAACCATATCAT